TTATAAGAGGGAACTAACCTGTCGTACTGCTTCGTATTACCGCTTTCTTTTAGTTCTATCATTTGCTCTTTACTAATTTTTTTATCAGTAAAAGCATCTAACATAGCCTGTGTATAAGCCGCTTTTAAGGAGCTAACTTTATCTTCTATGTCTTTCTTATCTTGCATTACATTAGAGTTCGCTAGATCAGCCTGTAATTGATCTATTTGAGCAGTTAAGTTGTTGCTAACTCTTTGTTGATCTATAAATATTTGCTCTATATTTAAAAGGTTTTCAGAATCATCATAATCTTTATTGTATTCTGTTTTATTATTTTTTAAGAAGTTTTTTAACTTCTTCATACCTTCTTCATTTATAGCTCTAGCTGTAGATATACTAACACCATCCATATTGTCTAAGTCTACTGGCAAAAACAAAGCATCAACATCTATAGACTTTGCTACTTCTCCATTAACGTCCAAAGGTTCACCGTCATATATATCTAAAATTACATCTTCTCTTGGTGTTTCGTTAAAAATGTTTTCATCTTTAACATTAGCATAAAGTTTTCCGTTTTCATATTTAAAACCATGTGCTCTAAATTCTGAATCATTAAACTTATCCCAAAGCTTTTCAGCACCAATCTCATCCATGCTAGGCAAATTAGAAATAGAACTTTCAAAAGAAGATTCATTTGGTCCTATAAAAACATCTTCAATAAGCTCTCCACCTTCTTCTTTCATTTCTTCAATAAAGAAAGTGCTAGGATCTGGATTATACCAATCGTCTTTATATTTCTGCACTTGAGAATTCCAATATGCGTCTTTTCTCCACTTACTTAACTCCTCTTTAGTAACCGCGACTTCAAATTCAGGCAAAGTATACTCTTGGGCTTGGTTGGCTTGTGTTTCTATGTTTCCAGCTTTGTCTGCTATAACAACTCTATCATTTTGTCCAAGAGATTGCTGTATTACTACCTCTTGTTTTTCCATTAGAGGTTCATAACCACCTTTACCATCTGGTTTAAACATGCCTGGAATAGGAGTTGGTTTAACTACTGTGTCTTCTTCATTTACTTCATTACCTGGTATAAAACCAATTGCTTGTTTAGTTTCCCCAGTTGGACCAACTGTTTGATTGTTTTGTCTTATAAAATCAGCTGTATTTTGATCTATTTCTTCTAATTCTATATAAGGTTTTTCACCTGGCTCGTCACCTAGATTTAAATTAGTTACTGAATCAATATCTAAATCTTTAGAAACTATAGATGTAATTTCACCTATAGTCAAACCTTCTTTTCTTTTTTCAATACCTTCTATGTCATCTTTGTCTAAAGGTCCTTCATACCAATTATCAATTGTGTCTTTAACATAATTGTCTAACTTTTTATTACCAGTATCAATAACAGTCGAAGGCTCTATAACCGCAGGTAAGGATTCTTCTAGTTTGCCTATAATTTTAACTTTTCTAGCTTGCCTCTTTTTTCTAAAATGAGGTTTATAATCTTTGGATGTTAGTTTTGGAGTTGACGTAGATACGGTTGGTATCTTACTAGTAGGAGTTTTACCAGTTTTTACTTTAGTTGGCTTTGCTGCTAAAGCAGCTGCTTTTTGTTGTTTTTCTTGCTCTTTTTTTCTTCTTTTAGCATCTCTATCTGCTAAACGGACATTTTTTGGCTTTATTTTAAAAGATTTTAAAGGTTTAAAACCTCCAAAGAGCCCAAATCTATTTGATTTATTTTTTGGTGGGGTTGCCATATTAATCTATAGTATTTAATTTTTCATCTGAATTAAATTCAACTATATCGTCAGTTAAATTTCTAGCAAAACCTTCAGCAGCTTTTTTGTTTCTATCATCAAACTCAGTTTGCGTCATTTGAGTACCTAACACATAAGGTTCATCATCTTTTTTTCTATCAATTTTTTTTGCTTTACGTCTGTCTTGAGCAGTTGTCATGTCTAAAACCTCAGCTTCAACTTCTGGCTTTGTTTCTATAATAGGTCTAGCAAATTCCCTAGCGTAAGCTTCATTTAACCCTAGTTGTACAATTTTTCTATCAAAAATAACTTCTGGAGAGTTTTGTCTATTAACAGCTACTTGAGCGCCAACGTAGTTTCCAATAATTTCAGATCCATTTTTCTTATAATCATTAACTGGATCTTTCATACCATAAGGATTATTATCCCATAAGTTTTTAATTTGACTTTGTATTGGATCTAAAGAATTACCATCTTTATCTTTTACTTCATTGTAGACAGCTAAAGTTTGATCTAAAACTTGTGGATATATACTTGTAGAATAATCTTGGTTATTTAATATAGCTTCTTGATCGTAATTAGCAATTTCATCTAACACGTTGTTGCCCTCTTCAAATGTTATTATACCTTGTTCGTTAGGTTTTATACCTTTAGTTTCAAATACTTTTTCTACTATAGTTTGTTTATTTTCACCACCAGCTGCCATGTTTTTAGTAACATCAGCCATGTCTCCATTGATTTGTATTAGACTAACACCGTTTGGCGACATTAAATTAGCATTAAACTTGTTCATATCAAACTTAGGTTGTCCTTTTAATCCAAACTCTAGCGAAGTGCCGTCTTCGTTTAACGATGCTTCAAAGTTTTTAAATTCTGGATCCATTATTAGGTTTTTACCCATTTGAAATATATCATTATCAATTAAATGAGCATTAACAGATTTAGGACCTCCTCTTGGCACATCTAATGAAGCTGTAAGTTCGTTTTTCATATTGTTTAAACCTGTCATAGTTCCTTTTAAACTATCGGCAAGCTTCAACATTGAATTAGCGGCAAATTTATTTCCTTCAGCAACGTGTTTTAAGTATTTGTCTTTAGCATCCATACCCAGCTGTTGCAGAAAAGCATTAGGAGCAGAAGGCTTTTTTAAGTCTGCAACTTGCGATTGATTTTGCTGTGCTCTAAATAAATCTAATTCATCTAGTATTTGATTATTTTGGGCTTGAAGTGTTTTAAAACCGCTTGTTTCATTGTTTTTAGCTCTACATGCTTTAAGTTCTTCTCCCTCAAGACCTATACAAGGATCTGCGCTATCGCCCATTTTAGCAATAGAATCGTTAAATTTTGATATTTCAGCGTTGGCTTGTTTTAAAGCTGCTGATTCGTCTATTATTGCTGGTTGTCTGTAAGTTCCCATATATTTATATATTTATGCTACGCACCTGCTGAAAGCACGCTAGTGGCTGTACCTGCAATATTTCCAAATGCTTCGTACTTAGCGCCTCTCATAGCAACTTCTGTTTGTCTTTCTTGGTCAAGCATAGCTTGTGTTCTATCTAGCTTCATTAAATCTCTTGACTCTTGTCTTTGGAATTTAGTATCTTCACCTTGAGCATATAGTTTTTGGTTAGCTGCTTCTTGTCTTTGTATATCAGCTGAAATTCCTTGCTTACTAGTTAAAGCTGCTTGAGCTAGTGCTGTAGCACCACCTGATCCACCACCAGTAGCTCTAATAGTATCTAAGGTGTTAGCTAACGATATGTCAGCTTGCTCAGCTTGAAACTCAGAAGCTTTAGCTGCAACACCTAAATTAGCATAAGGATTACCTATTTTTTGTAAAGCTTTTTCTTGATCCGCTATAGAATCTTTAAGTATTTGTTGTTCTCCTTTAGCTTCTTTTTCTTTTTTATTAGCATCTATAGCTGTTGCTGCACTAGCGCCTACTGCTACAACTGCTGCGCCTACTAATATTGATGTTGCTACTGCCATATTTATTATTTTAAAATTTTAACTAGTTCATGAGACGGCTTTTCGTCTACGTGCCATCCTAATTTTTTATGTGTTTCTATTAAACTTTTATGTCTACATATACTAAAAAAATACTTGTACCCAAGATCTTTTATAATTTCTTCAGCTCCAGTTATTAATAACTCTAAAGCTTGTTTTCTATTACCTTCTCTATATTCTGGATCTGATATTATCCACTCTAATAAAGCTACTTTAGCATTTGTTAAGTATATAAAACCAGCTGCTACAGGCTTGTTGTTATTTTCAACTACAACACCTGTTTCAGGTAAAAAATCATCGGAAGGAGATACCCATTCAGGCCAAGCTTCCCACCATTTTTTTATAAAAGTTAAATCACCTTGTTTTAACTTTCTAATATTTAATTCCATTCAATTTTATTGTGACGATACGTTTATGTTAGTTGATGCTGCGAAGATTTGTTTAGATCCACCTAGATCTGTAGTGTCGTCTGTTTGTAGTGTTACTGTTGCAAAATATCCTTTAATCCCAGAGATTGAACTACCAAAAGATACTTCACCAACTCTAGCTGTACTATTATTTCTAATATTAGATACATACTTACCTTCTTTTAGTGTAAAACCAGCTCTTTGTATTGGTGGTGTTAATGTCGCTGGAAACTCATTTCCAAAGTTATCATAAGCACCTTCGTAGTAACTATTTATAATTACACTATTATCTGTATAATTTACATATTCTGATATACTAGCTGATGGATTTATATAATTGTCATTAACTAATTGTTTTCCTTGCTCATCAGATATAAAACTTCTACCTTTCCAGCCGTTACTTCCTTCATAACCTATAGTTAAGAAGTTTTTATTTATATTCACTTGAGGATTAAAAACGAAAGTTATTGACGAAGAAGCAGGAGCAGCACCGTAATATACATTTCTATTGTTAGATGCACCTGCGAAATAATGTTCGTATATTTCAGAAGAGTTAGTAGTAAAATAAGTATTTTTTAAACTAAATATATTATTAGGTTTATAACTGTAAAAAGTTGGCCAACCTAAAATATTTTCGTCAAAAGCCAAAGTATTATAATTAGTGCCATCTGCAAAAGTACTTGACCCAGCTTTTTGCATAGAAACAACATATTCTCTATCATGTATGTCCCAACCGCCAACTATCTTGTCTCTTTCGAAAGTTCGAAAAATTAAATTAACACCAGCACCAATTGTAAAGTCTACAGACTGGGTAAGAGTTATTCTTGTACCACTACCACTTGATTGACCATTAACGTATATATCATATTCAACTCCATTTATAATTAACTGAGAACCTAAAGTAACTACTGGGCCAGATACTATAGTTATATAAGCTGGAAAATTACTATCTCCATCACCTTGACCAGCCGCAGAAACAGCAGCAACATCTACAGCATCATTGTTTTCATTTATTTCTTTTAGTTTGTCTCTAAAAAAATTAGATAATCCATTTTCAGATATTTCAGTCATACCATCACCTGATAGCCTTATTATAGAACCTCTGTCTTTATCTGCAAAGTATTTTCTAAATCCATAAACAGCAAATGACTCTGGGTTTTTACTTATACCAAATTCACCTGCATACGGGCTTAACTGACCTATAACTGTTCCAGGAGGCAGAGTTTGAGTACCACCTTCAGATGTATATATAGTATCTTTATCTATTAAAGCTCTATTTACTTTGTCTTCTTGAAAAACTATTAAATTAGTGTCTTCAGCATAAATTTTTTGTATGCTACCTTTTTGTGGATCTGCTGCTTTAGTTATATTTTCTCCTACTGAAAAAACATTGGTTTCGTTTATACCAGTTCTAGAATTATAAATACCAGAATATATTAAAGCGTTTGGTCTTATTTCTTGTGCATTAAAATCTTCTTTTAAGTAAGCCTTAGCTCCATAGTCAACTGATACAGCATTAAAGTCTTCTTGATACCTAGAACCTTCTATAAACCAGTTTTCTACTTCATCGTATCCACTAGTTCCAAAACTACCAGTTTCACTACCGCATCCAGAAGGAAATGTAGGCCAAGCAGTACCAGACGGAGCAGGTGGACTAAATGGTAAACCAGGAAAATTAGAAGCAATACCACCTCTAAACTGTTGGGGAGTTGCAAAATCAGTATAAGCATAAGGAACACCAGCATTATCATTACCAGGAGTTCCTGTATATATAGTCTTTTTTAACCAAAAAGAATTGAAATAACTAACTTCTAATTTAAAATATGCCATATTTAATTAATTTCTATCCATGTTGAATAATATTTAAAAGCAAAGCCAGTTGATCCATTGCAGTCTTTTACTATTACTTTTAATAAAACTTTTTGACCAACATTATTCAATAAATGAGCTTGATTATTTATTATTCTTATATATGTTTGAGGAGTCACTGTGTTAAAATAAAAAAATGTTTTAGCAGTAGATGTACCATCTTTTTCTACTTTAACTTCTAAGTTATCTAAGGATGATCCAGCAGATCCATTGAAAACAGTAGTCTGAGTGTTAAATTGACCTATCAATGCATTTGCTCCTCTTTGACCAGTTGGAGGATCTGAAAATATAGCATATGGATACGACTCGCTGCCAGCAGAACCTGATACAGGATTACCAACTTCACCCTCAAACCATTCAAAACCATTAATATTAGCTTGAGTGGCTAATGATGGGCTTATAGATGGCGGTTCATTTGTTAATAAACATGTTTTAGTAACTATGTTGTCGCCATTAGCTAGTATTCTTAAACTTATATTAAAAGTTCTTGCGGCAGAATTAGCTCCGTAATAAAAATATTGAGATGGAGAAGAAGTTCTTACTCTTAGTCTATATCTTTGATTACCCAAACTTACTAACTCAAAAGGAAATGGGTTTAAAATATTACCGTTACCATCTGTGACACCTGCTAGTTCTATTGTTCCAATTAACAATAAAGCGTTGTTAGCATCAACAGCCTGAAACTCTCCACCTATCCACGACGTTCCGACAGGTATTTGAGTTTCTTCTAAACTAAAAGAAACTGGTAATGGTGGTGACGTTGGAGTTCCTATGTCAACACCTATACCACTTCCTGAACCGGCATTTATATATTTATTTAATTCAACTATAGAACCAGAAGTACTAGTTTCCCAATATATATCTAGTTCTGATTCTACTGGGTTTGTTTCAAATACATTTAAGTTTCTTGAAAAAGATCTATCACCATTGTCGGATGGTAATCCTTGAACTCCAGGTGCAAAGCCTACTAAAAAGCTTGTTTCTAGTTGGGCTACAAAAGGATTTGCACTAGCATCTAAATATAATGGATCAAAATATCTTGTACCAGGACTAGCGATATTATTATTAGGATAAGTAGAATTTTTTCCAAACTTTCCTTTTTGACCTACCCAGTCTCCTAGATCTTTATAAGACAATATAGAGTTTATTGTAAATTCGTTTTTAAAAGTTACTTGAGACGACTCTGAAAAAGCGCAAACAGGAGACCAAGCTGACGTGGGAGAAGAAAGGTTATAATTAGTAGCATTTAATATATATTTTGTTACAACTCTAGGGTACAATAAAGTTTCACTTCCATATATAGTTTCTGTAGGTCCTACATCTGATAACTGCTTAGGAATTTTATTAACGTTATCTCCAAACAATGATATATTGGAAACAGCTGCAGGATTTCTATAGTTTAATCCAGTACTATCAATACTAGAACTCCCTAACTCTCTATCTATAACTATTTTACCAGATGTTGCACCCGGCGTAAAAACATTGTAATACTCTTGTTCTTTTTGTTGAACAACTATTTTATAACTTAAATAACCTAAAGGATTTGTGGAGCTAAAAATACCTGGATAACCATTTACTTTGTTTGAAGGTATTAAATCATTAAATTGTACTTTCAAACTATTACCTGGCCAATTTAAAACACTTTCTATGTTTTCATATGGAGCGTACAAACTACTAAATTCTCCAGGTATCGCACCTATAGATATAGCTTCGTCTCTAAGTATTACATTAGAAGATCTTCCATATCTGTCCACTAATACAACACCTACCTTATATGATCTATTTTGTTTTACAGTATGATTCATGTATTCTCTTCTTATTCTACTTCTCTCTGGGTTCGCTAAAGTTTGAGGACCATCTTCAAATTTTTCACTTATACCTAGATTATAATTTAAATTTTCTGGTGAAGCATGTTTCTCTATGAAATTACCATATATTATTCTATTACCTACAGTAGCTTGAGCTGCAGCTTTTATAGGTACTTTATCATGTATTCTTAACGATACTGCGTCAGGTAAAACTTTATAGGGTTTGTTAGAAACATAATTGTAAGAGTAAAATCTATCAACAGTAGTAAAATTGTCTTCTACGTTTACTTCGTCAACTACTCTTATAGCGTTGCTATCTGACTCTTTTAACAGTATTTGTACTTGAGAAACTTTAAATTCGCTAGCTAATTGAGATTGAAATATTCTATCTCCAGATGTAGCAAGACTTCCGGTTTTATTAAACCCTGTTGGCATATTTATTATAAGATCTGCTTTTGTTATTTGGTTTTCCATTAACTTTAAAATACCACTTTCTGCAGTATTTTTTTCATCTTTTCTAGTTTTAGTCCCAAAATAAGCGCTATCTAGAAAGTATCCATATTGCTTAGGTATAAATAATGGTTGACTAAATGGAGCCATTAAAGAATATTCATTATCGTCGTATTTAAAACGATAACTAAATCTTACAAATTTATTTTTTAAATAATTTTCATCACCACCAAAGTTGGTTTCATAGTATGGATTTAACTGCTCAAATTGAAGTATGTTTCCAGAAGAAAAAGGAAAATTTCCTGGACCTATTAGTGATACTGCAGCTGTATTAGCGGCTGTCATTGAGTCAGCTGCACTGTTACCAGAGCCTATTGGATATTCAAACTGTATAGTGTTTGCAGGAGGTCCACCAAATATATTAGTTATTTTAAAGTATCCTAATTCTGGTTTGTTTATGTTTAAAAACCTTGTAGTTGTATTACTTATATCTATATCAACTGTGCCATAACTTATTATTAAAGATGATCCTACTACAGTAGCTGCTACTGCCGAGGAATTAGAAGGAAGATATTCACTTAAAGTATCTTTAGCCGTAGGCATGTTAGTGCTTTGGTCTATAAAAGATATAGGACTAAAAGGTGCAAATTTAGCTACTGAAATATGGTCTTCATTAGTATAGTAAGTAGGGTCAGCTATAGCTGTTTCTACGTTTATTTTTCTAGGTTGATTTCTATTATCTGTAAAAAACAATAAATCTTCTATTAAATCAACACCTAGCATTTCGTGTGTTTTAGAGAAGTTTAAAAAAGTACCTTGAACTATTATACCGCTAGATGGATTACCTCCTGTTAATGGACCTTCTATATAAGCTATGACACATTGAGATCCTAAGATAACACCACCAGCTGGATCATCTAAATCTCCTTGTGGAAAATTACTTAATTGATCAGGTGATGAATCACTAAAATTAGTAGCAAAAATAAATATTCTATCTTTATTTGTATCTACATAATACCCTATTATTTCTGTACCTGATCTAAAATTAAAATTTGAATATTGAGAGTTTCCAAGTATGTTTTCAACAACACCTTCGTCAGGTCCTTCACTTTTACTTACAGATATATTTTGACCGTCTCTATACTCTCCTTGAGGTAATAATCTTTCATCTAGGTCTTTGTTCATTTTAGACCCGGTAAATAAGTTTCTTACTTCTGGCATATTAGTGTTTTATCCACTTAGACTTACCTCTCATTACTTGAGATATTTCTCCAAGTTTAATATTTGATAATCTTATTTTAGCATTTCTTAATTTAGCAGATCTGTCTTTTTTAAATCTAGCAACTTGAAACTCTTGAACATTAGTTCTACTAGCTATTATAGAATAAGCTATGTGAGCATACATTGCATCTTCTGCTAGTTTAGGTATTTTAGTATCTACATCATATGCTAAACCATCAGATATGTACTCTAAAACTATAAGCTTATCAACTAAATTACTAGAAAAAGTAAAAGTTCCTAATCTTTCGTTTAGTTGAAACCAGCCATTTGATTGACTAGTTTGAGGTTCTAAGCCATATCTTTGACCGTAATTTAATTTCCACCAAGCATAGTCAAACACATACATATTATCGTTAGCTCCGCTTCCAGATATGTTACTATCGTTTGCAGTGTTCCATCTTTGTTCCGTTAAAGATTGTTCTGCTAAATTGTTTCCTCCAAATTCGTTTTGTGTTGGTATACCTTGAGAATCTTGAAGAGGTAAAGTATAAGGACTGTTAGTTAAGTTATTTACTGGATATATTATATGTTGAGCTCCAGAGTCATCTATCCAAGATAATCTAACATAATTAACATAGTCTTGTGGTATTGGAACTGATAAGCTTGTAGGTATTGTTAATTCTTGAGATTTAATACTTTTTAAAGTATCATAACTAAATTCTTGTAAACCTCTTTTAGCGTGGAATAAAACATCTGATTTTTTAACTCTTGGTATTATTTTATCTATACCTACGTAACCTACTATAAAGTTGTTTACTATATCTTTTAAGCTTATGTAAGAATAACTACCATAATTAGCACCTACAGCATTGCTTTTTAACTCAACATAAACACTAGCAGCTGTGTAAGTTCCTGTTAAAGTTATTATGTTATTTAAAGAGTCAGATATAAAAGATAAGTTTTCAGCTTGAGCAATACCATCTAAATATACAGTATAATTAGATGCAGAACTAGTTTGAACACCTAAGTTGTTATAAGCGCTAACTACACTAGTGTTAAATGTACATGCAAAAGTAGGATCTACAACCGCATTTAAAGATGTAAAAACTTGTTGACCAGAATAATATTGTGCGTTTGTTTCAGTTATTAATCCCATTTATTATGATTTTTCATTTTGAGTATCTTGGTTTAATTGAGAAGAAGCTGCTTGTATAATTGCTTGATCTCTTATTATAACCCCTGCATATTGTAATATTTTTAATATAAGCTCAGTTTGTTGCATTTCACTTATTTCAAAATTAACTGAACCAGTAGAAGGAATAACAGGTGTCAAGCTAAAACCAGGTGTTCCATCCCAAACATACTGACCTAAGTTACCCACTCCATATGCCCATACTGGATCTAATGGCTTTCTTATGTAGTTAAAGCCAATATCGGCGGTAGCTGGATTACTTGTAGCTGGATAAACCGTTAATTTGTTTTGTTGATAAATAGCTATTGGATTATTAATGCTTGGCTGCAGTAATGGTGAAAGAATTTGTTGATGATATTCTCTTTTGCTAACTATTTCTATTTCAGGAGCTCCTATTGCTCTTTCATAAAAAGCTGAACCAAACCTATGAAGATCAGTTGGTAAAGTATATACGTTACCAGTAACAGCAGATGCAGCAGAGTTTTTTTCAAATATTTGAAACTCGTCTTTCATTTTATCCATACGAGAAGCAAATTCTACATCTGTTTTTGGCATACGTACATATTGGTTATATTGTTCAAAAAAGTCTTCAAATATCTCTAATTGAGCTTGAGCACCTACTTTATTAAACTCGTCAGGTGTTAAATATCCTCTTTGTTCTTTGTTTAAGACAGTTAACACTGTGGTATATACCGTATTTACGTTTATTGCCATTTTAATATTTTTTAAAAAAAAGGGTGGCGATAAAACCACCCTTAATTATAATCACTTGTTATTTTAGTTTTTTCTCAATTGATTTAAAAACTTCAACTCCTTCGTCTGTCTTTAAAAAAGCAGCAAACGCTGAGTATGGGTTTTCTTCAAAAGGTACTTTCATTAACTTTTTACCATTAGAAGCCCAAGAAAATGTTCTTTGATCTTGTGACAATGTAATTATACGCTCTTCAGTTGCTTTAACAGCAATGTTTCTTAATTGTATATTTTCATCATTAGCAAGTTGTAAGAATAAAGTAGGATTGTTTTTAGCAAACACTAACAAATCTCTTTTAAGTTCTTTAGAACTCATCTTATTAACTTGAGAACCAATTTCAGTTCTTAATATAGCTTCTGCATGGTCAATATCTAGTTCTCTAGATAAAGATAATGCTTGAAACTCATACTCTAAATATTCTAAATCATCAACAGCTTCTTTTACGTCGTCTTTCTCTTCGTATCTTTTACCTTTCTGCGGATGATATAAAGATAATAACTTTTGCAAAGCTTGTTTTTCTTTAGGAACAAATAAAGTACCGTCTTTAAATATTATATGCTCCATAGTGCATTCACCCTTTTGCTCTTCAACAAATGGGCTATTTTGGTTAGAAGCATGTCTAATTTCTTTTTGCTTACCTTCTTTAGGATCAAACCACAATAAAGGAAATCTTCTTGTGTGTCTTGATGGTAAAGTGTAAGTTAACGGTGCATAATCGTGTGTAAGATAATAAAGTCTATCTTTTATTTCCCAAGTATCTTTTTTAACTTTAGGAGTTTCAACGATTTTTTCAACCGTTTCTACAGCTTTTGCTGCATGTTTTTTGTTTGTTTTTTCCATAATATAATATAATATAATAATTAATAAAGACCCCGCCGAAGCGGGATCTTTTATATATAGTTTACGGTATTTCTACTTTTTCAATATCAACACTAGTTACCAAAGTTGGTAAACCAACAGGTATAGCAGGGCCAGAAGCTCCATTAGCTAGTTCAATAGCAGCGTTTACTTTTTTCCTTACGTCAGGATTAGTAACTCCACTTGTCGAAGCATATGTAACTTCAGCTCTCATATAAATACCAGTACCAAACATAGGCGCGTAATCAATATTGATCTCAGTTGCGCTAGCAGTACTTACGTGTATCACGTTTTCAGCAGGAAGTAAATCTACTTCACCGCTTGCTTTTAGAAATGATATATATCCCATTTTATTTATCTTTTAAATGTTAATAATTAATTAAGATGTAAACAATACAAAATTGTTTGCAGCTTGTGTTACTAAACATCTTTCAGATAGATAGTGTACTTCCATAGCATCAAGAGAAGAAGTATAAGCACCACCGACAGAACCAGTGATCCATGACTTCATTCTTCTATCATCAGTTTCAGAAGCTCTATATCTTACGTGTAAGAAAGGACGTCTGATGTTTGATCCTAACATTTGATCGTAAACTGTAGAAGTTCCAGCAGGAACTAACACACCTTTGATATTTGTAACCATACCTCTAGTAGAAGCATCATTTAAATATTTCCAGTCAGTTTTATAGAAGTCATAAGAACCTCTTCTAAAACCAGAGAAACCAAAGTTAAGAGCCATTTCTGATTCGTTATCAAATAAACCATAAGATGCAGACTGAGTAGAAGCAAAACCTCCACCAGCTTGAGCAGCAATCATATCATCAAAATCAAGAGCAGTAGCTCTGTCTAAGAATAACATGTTTTCTTCAATAGCACCTTGTAAATCTAATTGTTGTAAGATAGCATCAAAATCTCCTAATGCACCAGCTCCAGGAGCAGCAGCACCAGCAAATCCAGAATATACATTACCTCTAGCGTTTAGAGAAGCGAATAAACCTTCAGTACCTGTACCGTAGTTATTAGCAGCAGTGTTAACAGTAACACCAGAAGTAGCAGTAGCTTTTTCACCTTCAACCATAGCCATTTCAAGATAATCTTCATATCTTAATCTAGTTTCTGATTCAGCTTTCATATACCACAAGTATCCAGATGTACCATCTTCAGTAGCAACTTCAATCCAACCGATCTGAGCAGTGTCAGAACCGTTTACGAAATATTTATCTTTAATGATAATTGGTCTATTGCTAAATTGAGTTACTTGAGGAGTAACAGAACCTATCATTCCTTCAGTACCTTTAGCAAAATCAGAACCGTAAACAAATACTTTTAAGTCTGAGTTACCTAATGCTCCAAAAGTAGCAGCAGTATAACAAACAGCAGTAAAAGTAAAAGTTCCAGGTGCTGGAGTAGCATCGTTAGCAGCTGCAGTAACCAAACCTTTTAGTGTTAACCCAGAAGCTGGATCAAATACCACTATACTTTGGTTTATTCTTACAACTACTTCATTAGGAGCAGCTCCAAGAGGTGTTTGCACAGTAAAAACTGTACCAGCTACGTTGTCAACTTTGTCTACATTGTCATAACCAACATGTAATCTATTTTGTTCAGACCAAATTACTTGATCCGATGTCATTGGCATTTCAGCGCCAACCATTCTTAAGAAACCTGATAACGTTCTGTTACCAAATCTTTCTACTTCTTGCTCATAAAGCTCAGGTAGATATTGTTGTGCAAAATCCGCAAAATTAGCTCCAGCTGCATCATTCCACTGTAAATAGTTAGTAGAAAGGATCGACTGATCTTGAGTAGGTGCTAACCCAGCGTTTGTCACTGTGAATTGTCCCATTATATTGAGTTTTTATTTTTTTCTTATTTTTAATTTAGCACTATTTATTCCACTAACCGCTTTTATTTTCATTCCACCTAAAAATACTGCATCTGGATCAGGAGATAATCTTGGTTCAGAATTAATATTTTTAGATTTAGCAAACTCTGTTTTCACAGCATCAGCTTTTCCTTGTTCATAAAAGTGACTAGCTATAGTGTCTATGTTTTGTGCCGCAAACAAAGATTTGTGGTAGTTACTTAAATCCGTAATTGCCCCATCTTCATTTAAGAACTTCTTAAGAAAATTTGCAATATCATTTTGATTTTTTGCTAACTCACTTGGATTATTAACTTGATATTTCACATTTTTATCTTTTAATTTAAAATCAAAACCTTTGAAATCTTCATTAAAAAACTTGTTTGATCTATCAATAAAATCTTCACGAGTCTTGTTTACCTTGTCTTGCTCACTATTGTATCGGTTGAAAAAATCCATTGCTTTTTGTTGCTCCTGAGTAACGCCCGGTCTCAACTTGATCTCGTCGTAATACTTACTCTTTGTTTGCTCTAAAAAGTTTTTGGCTTTAGCAACCTCTTCCTTTATTGCAAGCTTTCGCTTACGTACAGTTTTTTCATCATCTTCTTCCTCATCATACGAAAATTCATCATTAAGTAAAAACTCAATTTCTTCGTTATCTAAGTGAGGTTTAGATTGTTTATAAAATTCTTTTAATAAAGTAACATCGTCAGCTGATGAATAATCAGCATTTAACCTTACGTAGTCTTCAACTGTTCCACCTGTTTCTTCCATGAACGAAACTAGTTTTTCGATGTTTTCTGGTAAAGGTTTCCCTGTTACTTTTTCATCTCTTATAGCTTCTTTTAATTCACTAGTAACTTCTTTAACTTCTTCTTTAACTTCTTCTTCTTCTTTTACTTCTACTATTGGCGAAATTATTTCTTCGGTGCTCCGTACTTCTTCAACCACTTTTTCGCTACTTGTCTCGTTTTTCTTTTCTTCGACAATAACATTGCTATCATTTGTGCTTTGTGTTTGAACGGCATCTTCTTTATTTTTGTTTAAATCTATCTTAGCAGGTTCAGTTTCTTTTACTTCTGGCTTTTTAGATAAATCTATTTTGTTAGATTCTGGTTTGTTGTTGGATAATTTTTTAGGACGCTTTTTAATTTTAAAGTCACCCTCTTGTGGTGTATTTTCTTTGTTTTCCATGATATGATATTATATAATAATTAGCCTATTTACTAGGCATTTCAAAATTGGTTGGTAAAGTACCATCCTGTCTTTGTTGTATAAGTTGACTTTGTTGAGTTGCCTGTATCTTGGTTCTTTCATCTTTACGATCTTCTATAAAAGCTTCTTTGTCTCTCATACCTTGAACTTCCATAGCTTTCAACTCTTTGTCAAACCCATATTGTAATTCTATTAATTGCTTTTTTAATTCAGTTTCGCTCTGCATTCTTTGTAATTCAAATTGAGATTTTCCTTGTTCAATTTGTAATGTCGTTTGAGCTAACGCTTGTTGCTTTTGTACTTCTGCCATAGCTGCTCTTTCAGAAGCTTGTGCATTTGCATCTGCTTGAGCTTTTATATTAGCTAAATTATTTTGTTGATCTTTTTCAGCTTTTTGTTCTTGTTTGAGTTTTAATAACTTATTAGCTAATTTTAAGTTTTTTATCTCTCGTATCTCTATAGCGTCTGGTAAACTTATTGACTGCTGTTGTAAAGCTACTTGTATATTTTGTTCTAGTGACGCTTTAGCTTCTTCATCTGGTTCAATCTCTAGGTATATACCAAAATCATATAAGTGAAGATTTTGTATTTCTTCTAATGTTTTTACATTGTATAGACTTATACTGTCTATTAAACTTTCTCTTAATAAATCAAACTGTATACTGTCAGCAACTCTTAATGATATATTTTCACAAGCTCTTAATGTTAAAAACAAACTAGCATTTAATATATGTCTAGTTGCTACATTTGAATTGGCTGCAGCAAGTTTTTGTAAACCAACTAATGATTGCTTGTCTGGCATAGTACCATCTCTAGCTTCATTAAGTCCTGTTACATCTCTAATCATTTTTAAATAATACTCATACGTTGATATAAGAGAGTTTATTTTTTGACCACCTGAAGAAGTATTTAACTCTTGTATTGGAATTTTACCTTGGTTAATATCACCATCTTGAGTCATAGATCTACCAACTATAGAACCTGTTTGAAAATACATATTTAATGCCTCAGCTGGGTTGTAATTAGTACCGTTACCTAGATCTACTTCTGCTAATCCATCTACATCCATAAATACACCGTCAGGAACCACTCTAGAAAGAACTTGCTGCAGTTTTAAGGAAGTTAATTGAATCATATCAGCAAAACCTATCATACGTTCTACAGTTGACTCTATACGACCTTTATACATATGAGGTGCAACTAGTTGGTAATTCATATTAACTTTAACAGTGTTTGAATAAGGTCTAGTCATATTCTCTGCTATTTTCCAGTCTAGCATTATGTCATGGCCTAATATCTTAGCTCCAGAATACAATACTTCTATTGACCTAGATACTTTGTCAAAGTTATCGCTTGGTGGTGGATTAAAAAAGTCAGGTTTTTCTAAAGCTTTTTCTAAACCGTTTTCAGTGTATTTTATTTTATACACTTGATCCATATAAGTTTTATATTCAAAATATAATACTTGTACAGTGTTATTGTTATCTTTACCTGTCCAGTTTCTAGTATAGTTAGTATTACCTGGAAATTTTTGTATTTGCTCTAATTGCTTGTTAGTTAATTCAGGAAACTCTTTTTTAAGTTCTGGCAAACTAATGTTTTTAACCTCGCCAACGTAATATATATCTTCAAAATTAGGATCTTCTGTATAAGACCAAACTAAATTAGCTGGATCAACATAGTCAACGACAATACCTTCTGATTTATTCCAAGAAGTTTTAACAGCTCCAATACCTAAAACAACTAAGTCTCTATTAAATCTAGCTCTAGTTAAATCATATTTGTTTTTAGCTAAAGTATTTTCTATTAACTCTTCTTCTGCAATTTCAATAGACTGTTTATAGTCTAACTGCATGTGTATTTCTAATTCTTCTTCAGTCTCAGGAGCGCCAGCTGGAGCTTCTTTAAGATCTATGCCTAATTCCTGCTGCATAGTCTGAATAAACTCTCTAGCTTGAATATCTCTATATATTTTATTAGCGTATTCAGTTCTTTTCTTTTGCGAAGCTGGATCTTGAGAAAAAGCTTTTATATCATACATTTTGTCTGACATACCATTTACAACAATGTCTACAAACTTAGGTATAACAGGGACTGGTTTCCAGTCCAAGTTTAAGTAAGACAAATCACCATTAATAGATAATTCATCCTTGTATTTTTGAACAGACTGTTCTCCTCTAGCATAAAGTCTTCGTTGGTGAAAAATAGTATAATTAAAAGAATATCTATTACCGCCAACTCCTTGGCTAAACCATTCACCTTCTATAGCTCTTGCTACTTGCAGACCATATTCTGCAGTCATTTTCTCTTCTTGTGGAATTACTTGATCTGGAAAAGAGCTTCTAGTGTTAGTGTATATCATTTATTTATTAATTTTTGAAAGAAATCCATCGTTGTTATACTTTTTTATTCCTAAATTTACTTTTTTTAACGTTCTGTCTGCTATTGGTTTATATTTATTTCTATTACAAGCCATAATAGCAAGTCCAGAACTAATAGAAGCATCATGCTTTGTTCTATTATTTATATTAAATTTTCCCCAATCTTCTAATGTATCTTGATGATACATATCTCCATATCCGTTTTCTTTTAAACCTACATAAGTATCGATGTAAGCTTCAATAGCAGCAGCGTGTGCTTGTTTAATGTCTTCACTTGAATTAGGTATTCCACCTATTTCTTTTTCTGTTGTAGAAAGTTTATTCCAAATTTTATCAGGACGATTCATTGAAAAACCTCTATAACCTCTACGTTTAAAATAGTATAATAATCTAGGTTTATTATTTTCTGCTAGTATAGGCATTCCATAAAACACGCAAGCCATTAGTACATCTTCAAAAAATATTTCAGCCGTCTGTGGTCTTGATATATATTCTAAGAAAAAATGATTAGACGGCGCTTCATCCATAGAAAACTTAGTTAACCCATGTAATGATCCTTTAGAGCCTCTACCATCAACAGTACCACTAATGTCATAACTATCACAACCAAAAGCACCTACATGATCATTACCTGGATATTTAATTCCACCTTTTATAATAACTTTATTTTGAAGTAATTTAGGTGGCACCCAGCTAATTCTAAATCTACCATCTTTGTTTGGTACAAATATTACTTCTGTATCTTTAACACCATTAAGCCACTGAAAACTACCTGTAGTTATATTTGTTCTGTTATTAAAATCTTCATTATAATCAATTTGTTCGTATATTTTAGTAAGATTAAAAAGACTTTGTTTAGTTTCATCTCTAAAAGCATGTTTTTCAGTTCTTGGAAACTGTCTGTAATATTCGTTTAAACTATCTTGATCTGACTTTAAGCCTTCAACCTCGTTTTCCCAGTGTTCGATAACGCCTGTTGTAATTTCAAAACCGTCGACTCCTTTGACAGGATCTTTTTTTCCAATGAAAACAGGTGATCCGTAAGAATCCATGAATCCTTCGTAGTTCCACTCCATAGGGACGAACAAAGAATAGAGTCCAGAAGAAGTTTGTCCATTTCTATTTCTTTTTGTAACGTCTGAATTATAGTATAATTTTTTGAAGTTGTTTCCACCTTTGTCTAGCGCATTTGAAGTTGAGCCCATCATACATTTTCCTACTATTCTAGATCCTAATCTTAATGTAGTCTT